AGCTTGTTTTGCTATTTGATATAACTCACCTTTAATCATACGAGGTTCATTATCTTGATGACCTAAATCTAGATCTTCATTAGTAGCTTGTTTTATAGCTTTATCACGAGAACCCTTATATTCTTCTTCAGATGATTCTATTTTACCATCACCATCATAGTCTTTATTAGCTTTTTTTTTAGCTTTAGCTTCAGCAACCATGTTTAGTAAGTTTTCAAAAGCGATACCAGTTGATTCAGCATATCTTCTTAATACTGATTCTTGTTCCTCATTCATTGGGAATGGAGTGTAGCCTTCTTTTAATTTACCTTGAGTACTTGGGTTTACATCAGCTACTTTACCAGCATATTGACCATGTTCATCTAAACCTTTATCAGCAACATAATTTCTAAAATCTTCAACATAATCTTCTACTGTTTCAAATTTGTCACCTGCTTTTTCTAATGAAGTTAAGTATTGTCTTATTTCAGATTCATTACCTACATCAGCAAGAGCTTTTAATATTGCTCCTCTTGAAACAAATCCTCCTTCAAATACTTCTTTAAATTGTTGATCAGCATTAACTACACTAGCTATATCTTGATTTATCATATAACCACCATCAGCAGTTACAAATGATCTAGGATCATCTTTCATATGAAACCTAACATTTCTATAAATCTTACCATTTTTAAGTTTTACATTTTTAGGATCTTGTGAATATGCTACACCTTCTCTAATTACATTTTTCTTACCTTTACTAAGAGCCTCAATTGATTTTTTGTTAATTTCAACAGTTTTATCACCGTCGAATTTAACTCTACCATACAATTTTTCAGTATAGTATGAAGGATTTTTAGTAAGATTAGCTAGTACTTTTTTCTGTGCTTTAAGTACATTATCTTCATCTAAATCACCTGAAGTTGCTGGGATGTCTATTATATCTAGTTCATAGTTCATACCATTAGCATACTCATATGGATTAACCATATCAATAGTTTTAGATATGATTTCAACATCTTGTTTTCCAGTAGATTGTTTAGCTTCTTTATGAGCTTTTTCTGAAATTATAGATTTGTTTTTAAGGATCTTAACTACATCATCAAATGAGTTGGTAGGAGAGATCATAGTAAGGTTTTGGTCTCTACGAGCTTCGTAAAGAAATTTTTGTTTAGTTACCTTACCATCTAAGTATTGAGTGTATAAATCTTGTATTGTCATGGGTATAAATATTTTATTTACCTTGTCCTCTGTTTAGTTTTTTATAGTTTTTAGAACTTTTTAATTTAGATGTTTTACATTTTGCATGTACACCTGGTCTAGAAACTTTTGGTTTGTCTATTTTAGCTGTAGTAGAACTAACCTTTGATTTTGCTGCTGCCATTATTCAGTTAAACCTTTAATTTTATTATTAATATCTTGAATTTTTTCGTTTATTTTAAACAATGAATTATGAGTACGTTTTAAATAATTCATCTGTTCAGCATCACCTTTTAATTCAGTTTTCATTCTAGTAGCAAACTCAACTAATTTATTAATTTCATCTAATTTTTGTTGAATCTGTTTAACACCCATATGCAATTGCTCTTGGGGTGTACGAGTTTTAGATTGGGATTTAAATTGAGAATAACGAACTTCATTGAGTTGTTCTTCTACCTTTTTAGGTTTTTTAGGGTCAACTATTTTAAATTTCACTAGTTCAAAGTATTTATCGGGATTAGGTAAATCTTCGTGTCCTGGTTTAGAGGTCTCGTTTTGTTTTTTAGGTTTTTTAAATGCTTTAGGTGTAGCGTATCCTATTCTTTCTTCTAGGTGTTGCCCCTTCCATAAATCCTTAGCATCAATTCTTTCGTTAGGTTTTATAATTCTAAACCCCATTTTTTTATAAACATTGCCTGATTTAGGCATTTTTTCAAATCCAGCTGGTGAATTTTTATCTTGTGCAGTTACAGGACGAGCAGGATTACGAGTAAAAGCTTTATCAGCTGCTTCATATTTAGGTTTAAAAGCTTTAATTCCTAAATAACCTGGTACTCCAGCAGTTGAAGATCTATCTTCATCAAGAAGTTCAGCTAGGTGTTTTTGGACTAATTCTCTTAACTTGTCTTTATCCATTGTGGATTTTTGTTAGTTCACTATGCAATTCTTGATATTGTAATAATGCAACTATATTATCGTCTTTTATTGTTTTAGATTCTAAAATAGGGTTAATAAGATTTATTGTCTCATTCACTTTAATTTTAATAGTAGCGTCCTCTATTGTAGGTAATAGTTTTAAAAGAGATTCTTTTAAGTATGTGAATTTAGTATCCACATATTTTTTTAGGTTGGTTGTGTTAGTAATATTATTAATGTATTCTTTTAACACATCTTTCTGATCATCAGATAATGTATTAAATCTTTCATTAAATTTTTCTAACATAATTTTGTAAACTAATGAGCGAGTCCCTTTATCTAAAGTTTCAAACTCACTTACCGTAGGTTGAGGAACGGTTATAGTATTAGTTTGAGCTATATGTTCTAAGATATTCAGTTTTGATGATAAAATATCGTCTAGATTTTTAGTAGGGGTTAAATTAGCTTCTAGTAATGTATAGGTTGAAGATAATAATTTGTAATTATTAATTTTAGCTTTGAAAAAATCTTCAATATCGAAATTAGATTTTATTTCTTTAATTAAATTATACTTTTCTTTAGATAATTTATTTCTATCTAAAGTTTTATTTACTTCTAAAATTGTAGAAAGAATAGACTCAGCCTGGGCTTCACTAATATTTTGTGATTTTGATATAGATTGATATAGTTTGTTTTCTTTTGATAATTCAGTATTAACAAAATACTTTTTGATCAAAGAAACAGCTTTGGAGTCTTGACTGGACATAGTATCCGCTGTAATTTTTCTTACTAGTAATTCGAATAGTATTCCTGTATTACGGAATTTGTTATGCTTTATATTAGCCATTATTTAGTATATAGTTAACTACTAATTATAAATATTAATTTTATTTATCTTCTTTTAGAAGGTTGTCCTCATTTAATAAATCACTTTCTTCAAATAAACTTACTTTTTGTTTAGGGAACATACCTTTTAAATTATTTGATATTTGATGATAAACTGCTTGTGTTGATAAGTTTTCTAATGATAATGAAGAGGCTTGTCTTGCTGATGGTTTGAAACCATTTGGTTCATCTCCATTTTTCATTCCATCTACACCTAATCTATCTTTACCAAATGGATTTTCTTGTGTGTTAATATTTGATGCTTTTTCTCTAGGACGACCTAATACTTGATCAGGATAAGTATCACCTGTCTCATTATACCCTTTTGGCACACCTTCGGTACCTGGGTATCTACCTGGTCCGTAAAGTGATGCTAAAGTGTGTGGTGTACCATATGCTTCACCAGTTTTAGATGGATCATTTCCTTCGCTTTCAATTTGATCTAATCTAAATTTACGTTTAGCATCTTCAATCATTAAATCTCTATACTCATCGTATTGATCTTCACTAAAGTGAAAAATGTTATCATAAACCCAATCAGTAGGTACAATTTTATTTTGAATTAATTCAGTAGCTAATGCAGATTTTTCTTTCATTAATGCTACTTTTTCTTGTTCGTATATGATTGAAGGAACAGTTAATGATAAATCAAAGTTTGTTAATGAATCTCCATCATATCCTTGTGCATATAAGTGAACTAAAGCAATTTTTGTTAGTTCGGATACTAAAATTCTTTGAATTCTTTCTACTGTACGAGCAAAACGAATATCTTCAGCAGCTAATGTAGCTTTACCTGTTAAATCTTTTTCATATCCAAAATATGCTTTAGGTACTTTTAAAGCAGCAAATAATTTGTCTCTTAAATAAGTAACGTCTTCAATAGCTGTATAATCTAAACCTTTTGTAGTTTCAATTCTAGTTGTTGCATCACCACCTCTTACAGGAATATAAAAATCCTCAAGAATGTTTTGCATGTTGTATTTTAAATTATATTCACCTGTACTTGGATCCATGTAAGGTGTTTTCTTCATTTTATTAATAGTACGCTGCATGAAGTTTTCTACTTCATTAGGTGGAATGTTACCAACGTTAATAAAGAATGTACGTTTTTCAGGTGCTCTTACAATACGATGTATTAACATCGCATCTTCCATTAATGTTAATTGTTTAAATATTTTACGAGCAGGTTCAATATAACTTCTACCATAAGGTAAATAGTTAAAATCAGATAATAATCTGAAGTGAGCCATTTCGTAATTATCAAATACAATTCCCTCACTTTGGTTACGAGTATAACCAGAAACTGTTTGAGGACCCATTGTAGATTGTTGAGACGAGAAAGTAGGATCGTATTTGAATTTTACTTCTTGTGGTTTTTCAGGATTTCTACCTTCTAATCTTAAAATTGAATAAGAAGAGAATGGTATTACATTATAAACACCAAATTTTTCTGATATTTCTAGTTTAAGGTAAAAATCACCATACTTACACATGTTACGAGCCCATGACCAAAGGTTAAACTCAATATTTAATACATCATAAAATAAGTTATAGAGTATTTTTTGTATCGTTTCATCAGAAGAACGTATTTGTAATACTTCTCCCATATCATTTCTTAAACAAGTTTCATCAGCTAAAATATCTAGTGTAGAAGCAATAATCGAATCACTATCCATCAATTCATAATCAGTGTATAACTGAATACGTGTAGTAGGATAAGATAAATCGTTATTAAAGTTAAAGTTTAGCCCACCTGTTGTAGTGTATACTTTATTATATCTGTCGTAAAGTGAGTTTGTTTGGATAGTACCAAGTTGTTGGATACGATCAGTATCCATTACTTTTAACTGATTACCTCCAACGTTTCTTATTATAACGTCAGTTGAAAATAATCGTTGTAATCTACCGAAAAATGAAGTATCTACCATAAAATTATATTATATATTATAAATATTTAAAATTAACCAAGAAGCCAACTTAAGTCCTCTGTTCCACCTTTACCATCATCCATTTTATATGGATTATCATTTTGATGGCTATACGAAAATATCCCAGGTGCTTGTTGGTTTGAAACACCAAAACTACCTAAAGTAGCTCTAGTTAAATCTAGACCTTGTTGTCTAAAACGTAATGCCGTGTCTCTCAGGAATAAACCAATGGAAAACGACATTACCAAGTCATCGTTATACCCTGATTGAGATTGTGCTTTACCGTTCTTCCAAACGAATACTCTTAATTCATCCATCAATCTACGAGATTGGAAAACAACTGATCTTTCTTGAAGGTACGAAACTAATTTTGAAACACAAAGTGGTCTTGTCTTCATTGATGTTGTAAAACCTGGTAACATACCTTGACCGTTTTCCATTCTTGCTAATTGGTTTTCATTAGCACCCATTGTAGTATCTGCTTTAGAAGAGTAATATAGGTTTCTATAACCTCTATCTATTAGTTGTTCAATTACACTCCATCCAATATTAGCATTTTCTACTACTAGAAGAGCATCATTATATTCAGTTGATATTGAAAATAGTATGTGGGAGTAATCTTTAGTTTGACATTGTGATTTAAATTCAGCTACTTGTTTAGCTTCAGCTACATCAAAAATATGGAACGCAGAATAATCAGCTCCATCTCCACGAGCAACGTCAGCTACTACCATATATGATTTAGAGTAATCAGGTAGTTCCCAAATCCATAAATCACCACCTGGTCCTCTTCGTTCAATTGGATCCGAAATGTAAGTTGATTCATAGAAGTTAAGTAAATCAGGTTCAATAACTGTATCCCCTGAGGTGCTAAAATCGCAATCACATTCTTGTGCTGCATGTCTTAATCCTAAAATTTCGTCTTGATCATCTCTCCATGTTTGGTCTCGTTCAGGGTGAACGGTCCAAGGTAATTTTAGAGGAACAAATTTATTTTCTTTGGCTTGTGCTTTAGTAAAGGATCTATGGAACCAGTTACCTGTACCATAAGGTGTAGATAATGCTAAACATTGACCCCCAGTAGCTAGGGTTTGTTGTGCTGAGGCAAAAATCTCATCAATGCCTTCAATAAAAGCAGCCTCATCAATAATAAGAAAAGAAACGGCTTCTGAACGACCTGCATCCGCTGTAGCACCAACTGCTTTAATTTGTGAACCATTAGTTAACTTAAGTGATAACTTATTATTTTCTGATGGTTTATCACCTGTTTTTAACCATTTAGGTAAATTATCGTAGGCGAAACGTACTTTAGTTACCATGTTTTTAGCAGTTTCTTGTTTAGTTGCTATACACAGTACATTTTTATCTTTGTTAAATAACATTAACCATAAAGAATAAGCTGAGGCTAATGTTGATATACCTAACTGACGGGATTTATTGATAATTGTATACTCATTCTTTTGAAGTTGGTGTAATACTTTCTCTTGAAATGGGAATAAATTAAATTGGATTCTACCTCTTTGTGGGTGTTGAATCCAATAATATTTTTTCATGAAGTACACAGGATCTTGGGCACATCTTACCCATTCCTGTTTTATCATTTCCTTTAATGGAATTGGTTGTTGTTCACTCATTTAATATGTTTCTATATAAATATATAGAAGAGAAAAAAGCCTAACATTTTAAGTTAGGCTAATTTAAATTTATTAATTTTTTAATTATACTTCTTCATCACCCATCAAATCAGCAGCACTTAAGGCTTTTGGTTCTTTGAATACTTTAGTTTCTAAAGATTTTTTCTCAGCAGTTAAGTCTTTTAATTGAGCTACAATAGCGGCTTCTTTGGCGGTACCTTTAGCAGCTTGATAAGCAGGAATTAAAGCTTTCATTTCTTTAGTTACTTGAGCTAATTTTTCAGCAGCAGTACCTAATCTTTTATTTCCTTTAGCAGCTTTCATTGCAGCCATTTCATCAGCCATTTCTTCTTCATCTCCACCATCAATGAATGAGGTAGCAACTGGTTTTTCGTTTGCAGTAGGATCAGTAATTCTTAATTTAGGGGATTTTTCTTTAGTAGGTTTTTCTGCTTTTACTTTTGGTTCAGCAGTTGGTTTGTTGGGATCTGCTTTTCTACCTCTTTGTCCTACTTCTCTTTCACCTCTAGAAAGAGCAATGAATTTATTAAGTTGATTATCATATAAATCTTCACCATCCAAAGCATTAATTACAGCTGTATCTCCTTTAATTGCTTTTTTAAGTGCAAGACCTTGTAATTCAGGGTTAGCAGCTATTACTGATTCAATTGATGACTTTAGATCGCCAGCAATTTTTGCCATTTCTTCTAGTTCTTCTTCATTTATAAAATCACTATCATTATAGTAATCTTGCATTTCATCTTCACTTTCAAATCCTTGTTCTTGATACCCTTCGCTTAATAAGAAGCTTTTTGCTTTCTTTAAATCAAAATTCCCGTTAATATCCATTTTGTGTTATTTATTTAAATTAGTATTTTGATATAAATATTACAAAGAAATAACTTCTAGTATCTGTTGTAACTCCATGTAAATCCACCTGCGGTTTTATTTTTACCTCTACAACAGGCTGATATGTCATTATGATTTATACCTAATTGGGTTTCTGCTTCATTACTATAAGTCCATTCTTTAATAAAATTTCCTTTTAAATCATATTGAAATACAGCCATTCTAAGTTTAGATAAGGGTTTTCCTTTTTTCATAGAACTTATTTTGTTACCAAATCCTTTAGGTTTAGGGCCTAAATTTTTTAATCCAATTTTTAATTTATGTTCTTCAGATTTAGGTTTACCTTTAACAGTATTAATATATTCAATTTTTAAAATTTCATAGACTCTACTAGTAACTTTAACTCCTTTTTTTTTCATTTGAATAGACATTAGCCATAAAGCTTGTTTTAATTTATTTTCTTTAGGATAAATTTTACATAAAAGTCTATGACACATAAAATGCTCTTTAGGGGTTAACCTTACTAAATTTTCTTTATCATTATTTCCTCCTAAACATTTAGGAATAATATGATGTTTTTCAGTATAACTTTTTAAAGTTCGAGTCTGAGCTCTTTCTATTAATTGGTTGTAAATTCTTTGATAATCCATAATCGAGTTTTTGTTCGATTATAAATATACTATAAATTAATAATTTTTAATATTTGGTTAATTCTTTCCTCAGTTGTACCTGATATTGTATGTAAACTTTTAATTCTATGGTTATAAGTTTTAAGATAATGTTGGATTGTAAAATCAATTTGGTTTCTATATTCTGAATTAGTAGTACGTACCCCATTATTTTCTATTTCTATCCCCTCAGGTGAAATGTAAAAAATATAATCATATTCATTAATAAAATTACGAGCATATTCTTCAAATGAAGTTTTATCAGCTTGATTTATTGATTTAGCATTTTGTGTAAATGCCATTACATCAATAACTGTTCGATCAGTAATTAAATTTTCATTAATTAATTCACTAGCTCTCTCAGCTAAAAATACAGTTTGCCCTTTTAATGTAGAATCAGTATTCAATGGAATACCTAAGTCTCTTAAATACTTACTACGTTCAGTAGCAAAAGTATAGTCTTTGAATTGTGGTAGCTCTTGTAAAGCATTTACTAATGTAGTTTTGCCTACAGAGACAGTCCCTGTTAGTCCTATTTTCATATTAAAATCTTGATTTTACTTGTGGATTTTTATCTGGTGGTACTCCATTTCTATCTTTACGTGCTTCAACCCAATCATCTTTAGTGAGTTGAAAACCATATAGATAATATTCGTCTTTTTTCTTTTCACCTTTTGAATACTTTAATGCTGGTCCATCCCAGTTATGAAGTTTGCCATCAAAGTATGTAATTGTTCTACCATCAGTAGAAGTAAATGTTCTTGTTTTATAATCTTTATTTTCCATAATATACGAAATTTTAATTGTATTTCAAAATATCTTCTGCCACATATATACCCTGCCCCCCAGAAACGCTGATACCTCTAGCGGAAAGTGCATCACCAACAAAATGAACATTAGGATATTTGGTTAAGGATAAATCCTCATAATTTGTAAGAGGTTCTGGGGAAAGATATTTGCACTCGGGTATATAGATCCCCCAGTCATCTTTTAATGTTGGGAATACTTTTTTCATATCATCTATAAATTCGTCAATATAATTAAAATAACCTTGGAAGGTTTTTCTTACACTAACCATATCAGCATCTGTTATTTGGGCAGCTTCTACATGTCCTCCTTCTGAAGTTAATGAAGGTTTTCTAGAAGGTGAATAATATAATCCTTTATTATCTATAGATTGTAATTGTTTTACAACATCTCTACTCCATTCAAATGGATTTTCAATACCATTTAGCTCCATTATAATACCAAAGTTAGTCATATCGTTTCTATAACGTTCATCTTTCTTAGCATGACCATTGTATGAGTAGTTTCCGTATGTTTCTTCTACTGCAACATATGCAGCATTATTATTAGTACAGAATGAACGAAGTGATACTCCTTTATCGTCAAATTTTCTATATAACTTAAAGTCATATGAAATATCAATTAATTTCTGGAAGTGATGTTGTGGTGCTTCAAAACGAACACCAATTTGTACTGATTTAGGTTCAGTTGGTAGATCATATTTTTCTGCTAATTGTTTACCAAAATCAATACCTGATTTACCTACACCAAATATAAGTTCATCATAAGAGATACCTTTACCAACAGCAGTTATTGGATTATGATATAATACTAAATTTAGGTCAAAATTAATATCATGAACTTTTTGCTCCCAGATAAATTCAACTCCATTATCAACTAAATACTTATACCAATTTTTAGCTATCTCTAATAGATAATCAGTTCCAACGTGCCATACAGGGAATAATCTTAAACCAAAATAAGGTTTAATAAAATCAGGTTCTGCTTCAGGATTTGAACATTGTACCTCTTCAGGTTTGGGGTGAAAACGTTTAAAGTTAGTAATAACTTGATCCATTAATTGCATAGCTTTATCTTCACCACAATATTTTTTTAATTGACCACCAATAGCAGTATGGTAAGTTAATTTACCATCTGACCAACCACCTGCACCTAACATACCAGTCATTACTTCACTAGGTAATCGTTTATGAGGATCTTTCCCCATATCAATAATAGTGATTTTACCTTTATAGTTGTTATCTACTAGTTTAGTTGCAGCGTTAATACCTGCTACTCCTGCACCTACAATTACAATTTCTTTACTCATAAATTTAACTTTTTAATAGGGTTTAATATACATAAAAAGACTGTGGTCTCCAAATAGGAGGCCACAGATCTCGTGTTAATTTTAATGTTCGACTGGCTATGAATCAGTCTGTATATCTTATAATTTATTTTTTGATAATATTTGTTGGGATTTTAATTTATCTTGTTGGAACTTCATATCTTTAGACATTTTTATAGGGTAATCATCTTTTTCCCATCCTGTTACTTCTATAGGAATATTAGTATACTTTTTTATATCTCTTATAAGATTATTAATTCGTTCTTTCCTTTTTTCTATTGTACCTGATTTAGGACCACTAATCCATTCAACATCTTTGAAGGCTTTAGTATGACCTAATATTATAATACCTTTTAAATATTTTTTTATATTCTCTATATCTTTATTACTAGAAGTAGCGGGGATTTTAATTCTTTCTTCATATTCAGGCTTAGAGGTTTCAGAAGAACTAAAGGGTTCAAATTTATATTTATTAGAAAGCATATCTCCATCTAAAACAAGAGCTACTTCTACATCAGTATAAAGTTTAGATTTATTAATAAATAAATTTTTATTACGAGTAAAAGAAACATAATAAAAATTTTGATCATCCCCCATACCACTTCTTGGAAAAGCCATCATTTTATTACTTTTTAAAATATCCAAAAGGGCATCAACATCTGTAAAATGATAAAGTGTACCTATTTGTTTACCTTCATTTAGTACATTATTAATTTCTTCCTTAATAAGAAGTTTTAATTCGGATATTTTCATTTTTATATAATATTGTTATAAGATAATTCTATTTTATTCCCGGTTACAGCCCCATCTTTATATAATAAATTTTTTGATTATTTATGATACTTTCACAAATACTGAACTTGATTTAGTTGATGAAGACGCATAACTTAACATATCTGATATTACTTCATTCTGTCTATCTGGTTCTATTGAATTTATTATAAATGCTAATTTTGTTGATAGGTATTTAGAAACTAACCAATTTAAATCTTTTGATTTTATAAGTTCATTAAATGCTTCAGGACTGATATTTTCAACAATAGTAGAATAGGATTGATAAAAATCGTCAATTAATTTTTGGTTATTGGATTTAAATCCTTCTTGTGCTTCTTTGGCAGCAGGTAATAATGGTAGATCATTTGATTTTAAAACATCATTAATAGGGCCCTGACCTATTTTACCACCAGCTGCTTTTTTACCTTTTATTTCACCTGCAAAATTGCCAGCAAAATTAAATGTTCTGAATGTGATAGATCCGTCATCGTAAAGTAAAACTGTATTGTTATTAGTAGGTCTTGAATCATATCCTTTGTATTGGTATGATTTAGTTGCGTCTTTATCTAAATTATATATTTTTATTTCTCCAGCCCCAGAAAGTTGTTTTAATGAAACACCAATTAATTTTCTATCATTATATAGTTCAACTAACATTCCATTCAATTCTTCAAAATTAGTTGGAAATTCCATTCCTAAAATAGATTCGTCTACCATCCAAATATCGGCAGGATTCCATTTATCAGAATTTAATGAGCTATCTGCTTTTTTCTTAGCAGCATTAAAAGCACTATAAATTGATTTTACAAATGAAGAACCTCTATGTTGTTGTAAGGATTTACTTGGAAATGTTCTTAATAATAAATTTGCAGTATTAACAAAAGTTGATGTCCATTGTTTTTTGCTAGCAACATATTCTATAATAGAATCTAATCCAGCAGTAACATCACTTATAGCATAGGCTGCTGTTAAATTTTCAGGAGTTAAATCTCCAGCACTTATAGTTTTTCCTAAAATTTTATATGCAATAGTATTTACTACACTTTGAGCGGATTCTTGAATTTCAGTATTTTCAGCTCCACCTCCTTGCCCTGCTCCACTTCCAAATTCAGGTGTTTTTTTAAATGCAGATAATCCATAAGCATTACCTTCAGTATCAATAAATACTTTACCTTTACCTAATGTTTTATAGTTTTTAGATTGTAAATCTTTAATGGCATCAGCAGTTGCTTTAGGGTCTAAAACTACTTGGGTACCATCATTTAATTCAAAAGGTTCTTGATTTTTAATTTTATCTAAAAATCTTTCACCTCTATCATCATATTGATCTTTAAATTCAGATTTAGAAGTAAATGGTTTTTCTAATTCGGCAGGTGATAAACTTGCCTCTTTAATATAAAATTTTGATTTTTTTTTTAAACCCTCATTTACTTCCTCGGGTTTGGTTTCTTCAGGTGCTTCTTCAGCTGGTGCTTCTTCTGCATCTTTATTTTGTAAATCGGCTTGATTTTCTTCAGGATCATTAGGTCCCGTACTTCCAGGTGGTAATCCTAATTCTAATAATTGAGCGATAGAAGTAATAGCAAATTGTTCTTCAGATAAATTTAATAAATAATACTTTTTACCTGCAATTTTAGCAGTGTATGCTTCAGGACCATAAATTAAATAAAATTCTTGCCCATTGTGGAGTACAACTCTAAATGTAGTTGGTTTAGGAGCTGTAACAAATACACCTGAGATATAATCTCTATAGTGAATTGTCATTAAATCCGTCATTGTAGCATCTAATGAAGGGTATTTTTGTAGAATGTATTCTAATGGATCACTTTCAAAAGTCAGAAGTTGAGAATTTTTAAAATCCTCAATCTCTTCTTTAATTAATTGTCTTAATATTGCTAGTTTAGTCATAATTTAATTTTCGGTTGAATAAGGTGTTCCTTGTTCTTTAAATCCTATTACTCCTGGTATTTTTCTGATGCTATCAGTAATAACTTTTAGAGTAGTTGTAGAATCAAATTTATCTTGTTTAACGTATGGGTAAGGATCGATTTTAATTTCTAGTTTACTTCTAAAATATCTTGAGGTTGGATCTTGTTCCATCTCTACATTACGTACAACAGTAATAGCAGGTAAAGCTCTAACATCAGAAAGAATATCTTTTTGATTTCTTTTTTCGTCATCTACAATCAATATTCCATCTAAGTGGAATATTTTATCTAGAGTACCTTCGTTTAATAATTTACTTATTGATATCATAATTATTTATTTATCTGTTATAGGACCACCAACAACCCAAGCATCACAAGTTCTAGAGGCAGCACATTTAAATTTTAAAAATCTGCAGTATCCTAATTCGCCAGCTTCAATTACATCATATGGATCTTCTGATCCTTGATCAGTTCCTATCCCTTTAGCTATACAATCTAATGTTTTAGTTGTTATATCAAAAGCAGCACAATTACCACATAGTGATTGTTTAGCTTCTTCTACATCATCTAATTGCCACATTTCAGCTTTCTTAGCCCAAAACTTATCATTAGGTAAGTTAGGATTTAGAGGACCATATCCTTGATTTTCAATAGCACTTTGTCTATTTTGTAGATTAAGAGTAATGTCTTGAGTTGCTTCAGGACATTTACCTTCTAATTCTATTAATATGTTTTGTAATTTAATCATTTTTTAAACGTTCTGTTTTCTTTTTAGATGCTTCTTTGCGTTTTTCAATATAATCTAAAGCACGTTTTAAACGAGATTTTACTTCGGGGTCTTTAGCTTTACTATATGCTGCTCTAACACGTTGATGAATTAAATTAATAATTTGTGATTGGCGAGCATGTGATTTAGATTCAAATGAATCTTTATTTAAAGTATCAACTATATCTTCTTTAGTTTTAAACTTAATAGATACTGTATCATTTGGATTTTCATCTGTGTATAATCTTCTTCCTGATCCTTTTGGTTTTTTACCTGTACCAGTTTTAGGATCTGCTTCAACTATATTTTGTTCTAAATATCCTTTTTTAGTAGCAACTTTAGGGTCATTAGTAAATGTATCAGAGGCTTTATATCTTGTTTTTCCTACCATATTAGCTTTATATGGGGGGTACATCATTTCATTTAATATGTCTCTGAGTTTTATCATTTGGTTTTACCCCATGTTTTACCTTTACCTTTTCTTTTACATCCAGCAGGAGTAGGTCTACAAGCAGGATATTTAGCACGTTTTTCACCTTCTTTTCTACCACATGCTTTATACCCTCCTTTACCATCAGGTGCATTACAATCTACCCATCCACCTTCTTTACCTTTAGGGCCTGAACGTTTAAACCAAGTGCGTAATGTTTCTTTTTGTGCTTCAGTTAATTTTTCAAATTCTTCCTTTAAATCTTTCCAAATATTGCCCTTACGACATCTAACCATAGCACCTGATTTGTAAGCAGATGGTTTATCGTATTTGCGATCAGCGATACGTTTACATCTATCTGCTTTTTTCTCAGAGAGAATTTGGTTTAATATTTCGGATAGTTTTATCATTTTTTGCTAACTATTTTATTATAGTCAGCCATAGATAAAGTTTTCCCACTAGCACTTAAAGCAATAGCTTTTTCAGTTACATCATGTAAATCCATATCAGTTTGAGCATCCTCCCTCGCATATTCTAACATACGAATAAATAGTGGAACATCCAAAATTATTTTATCTGTTGGATTAGATTGTTTTTCTAAAAAAACTTGTTCTACTGCTTCTCTAATTAAATATCTTAAGGTTAAGTTATCCATTTTATTTATATTTAGCTAAAATTTGTTCATTATTTTTAATAACGTTTTGTCTTTTAACTTGATTACCTCTATTTGGTTTTTGTTTACCTGGTTTTCTTGATTTAGACATTTTCTTCTAAATTATCAGCGTATTTGGTTAATTTATCTTTAGCGTAATCAGCTGCTTGTCCTAATTTTCCTTTTACTTTATCTTTTAAAGTGTTGTAAACTGCTTTTAAAGCTTTATCTTGTTCAGCATCATCTTGAATATCAAGAGCACCTTGAAAAGCTAATAAGATATCATCCATTGAAGTTTCCCCTTCACCTTCAGCTAATTTTTTAGCTTTAGCAGTAGCAATAGCATAAGTTTTAGAGTCTTTAGGTGCTCCTTGTTTAGCCATAGCTTTAACAATATCTTCTTTTTTATTTTTTTCAGCTTTAGATAATTTCTTCTCTTGAAGAACTTCCATTACGGCTTTTTTGATTTGGTCTTTTAATGATTCTTTCATAGGTGTTCTTATATTTGCATTTTTACCGAATACAGTCGACGCTGGAACACGGTGTCTTTTATTATATGTATTAGTTTTAGGGTCAAAGTAAATAGCCCATACTTCGTGTTCTCCTTCTGGTGTTGTTTCAGAGGTATACCCATGAAGTTTTTCATGTGGTAGAGATTCAATATCGCCTTCTTTTATTGGTTTTTTAGGTTGTGATGCTATAAATTGTAAAGCAGATGTTATTAAATTTTTCTTCTGTGAATCTGTTATATCAGCTACTGTAATTTTACTCCCATCAACAGTTGTTTTTTCAGAAAAATCTTTTGGTATTAATTTTTTAAATTTAGCTGCTAATTCAGGTGTATCAAAGGTTTTAATAAAATTGATTTTTTCTACTTTTCCTTGTGTATTTGAAGTTGTTGCAGGTTGATCATCTGATTCTTGTTGAGATATGCTATATTGTAATTTAGCGTTACCCATTATAGTTTTAAGTACTTTAGTTAAGTAATCTTTAGTTTCAAATGGATTTTTCTTTTGTGGGAAAACAATTTTATCACCAACTACAACAAAATCTTTATCTTTAGCCATTATACCACTATACTTTTTTAAGTTATCAGGTGTTTTCATTGGATAAAATGTAGAGGCGTATTTACCAAAGAAATCCATTGGTAAATCTTTAGCTTCCAATGTAATTATAAATTCATTAAATGAATCATTATCATTTTCAACTGACCACTCATCAAATTTGCTTTGTAGTTGTTGTTCTACTTTAGCCCATTCTTGTGGTGCTCTACTTTTAATATCAATTATTTTGGAAAGTCTTTCGTTTTCATTACTTTGATCCCAAGTTTCTTTAGCTACTCTACCTTTAGTTGCAGGTACAGATGGGCCAAATATTTTGGCAATGATTTTAGGATCTCTTAAATTATTAGCATAAATACCGTAATTTTTAATATCGGATAATGCTGCTAAAGCGGCTTGTAAATCAGCAGGTTCAAGTACTAAATCATACAGGGCTTTTTCAAGTCCTGCTTGTTTTTCATCTTCACCGCCTTCAAGTTCCTCTTTAATTAACTTATAAAGGTGAGTTTTAAAAAGTTCGATATTATTTATCATCTTTTTTTTCTTTCTTTTCTTTTTTAGGAGATGATTTTTCTAATGCTGATTTTAGTTTTTCTAGCACTTGTTCAGCTTTTTCTAATTTAGCAGTATAGTTTGATAATTCACCTCTCATTTCAGGGTTATCAATTAATTTAGCCATTTGAGCTTTCAAATCAGCTACTTGTTTTTCTAAACCACCTACTTTAACTTGACCTTTTTTAACATTCTCTTTCATTAAAACCTCTTTAGCTTTAAGAGCTTTTTTAGCAGCACCCATAGCAGCAGCTTCATTTAAGTAAGCACCTTCATACATTCCTTCACCTATCAAATCCATTAATAGCTTTTTCTCAACTAAATCTTTTTCAATAGATTCATTCATTGCTTTTTTAACTAAATAGATATAACTGTCTTTAGTTACTTTGTCTTCAAACATTGTACCTGGAGCGCTTGTACCTAAGGCTTCTTTGGTTTCTTTTGGAGTTTCTTCAGTTTTTTCTTCTTCAGTAACTGTGTTTAATTCTGATAAGTAATCAGTGATGCTTTCTTTGATTATGTTTTTTAGTTCTAGTCTTTTCATGGGTGTTAGTTTTTGATATAAATATTTATATTTCTAAGTTTCTTAATCGTTTTATATTGCTTTTAATTGCTTTTATAACCTCAGGATCAATACTACCACCATCCCATTTTTCTATATCACCTGCTTCGGTAACATACGTTGTATTTTTTGAATTAAAGTACTCATCGAACATTTGTTCGGCATCATCTATAGTAGCATTTTTGTTAGCATTTAGCATTTCTTTTTCATATGCTTCATACTCACCACTTATTCTTAATTTACCTTCCATTTCAATAACACAATCAAAACATTTTTGATGTATATTATACATTTTTCTATTTAATGAAAAATCTTTCATTGGTTTAGAACAACATGGACAAGTAAGTGGAAATTCAACCATTGCTTTTAATGCGTCGTGTTTGGTGATGGTTTGCTTAATACCATTGTGAATAGTCCAGGTTTTACCGTTTTCTTCCCATATATCACC